CGTGACTTGCGTAGAAAGGGCCAGTACCTCATCCTCAACCTCATTCACTTGTTGCACAATCCACTCGATCCCCGACGTATCCAGCTCATACCAATGTGGCTGGCCGGGGAAAAAGGTGAGTCCGATGGCGACGATAAGGTATGTGAGCATGTCAGTTCTCCTTTTTTGAAAACTTCTGACCACGTGCTACGGATTGAGCATAGGCTCGCTCATCGAGCCCTTGGAAGCACTCGCCTGCTACCTCAGCCACGCCGTGGGCCGACCGCGCCTCATGACAGGCTTGGGCGTCCACGAAGGGGCCAATGTAGATGGGTGAGCCGAGCCACGTGAGGCCATAGAACCATGCCGCCACGTAGAACATTAGCCTAGCACCAGTGAGAGGCTGACGAACAACACGACGATTAAGGCAATAAAGCCCCCGGCAATTAGGTAATCTACCGCGTCCATGGGCGGGCGCATCAGTCAATCTCCGCCCACATCCCGACGAAGACCCAGATCATGAAGAAGACCACGCCTATCACCAGCCCGATCATGCCCATGATTACTCCCCCCATTCTCTAAGTGAGAACACACTCCGCCATTCGCCATTGAGGTAACGTTCCAGCACTCGTGATCCCCAAGCCCGGTCAAAGGCCAGGCTCGCGTTCTCGAACGAGCGCCCGTGATAATGGATGAGTTCCTCGCGTAACGCCCGGACGCGATAGATGTAGCGGTTATCGGGCATGGCGTTCCTTCCACTCAGTCCGCCATTTGGCGACGCAACTCTCGCATCCACCATGCGTGTCATGCTTGGGCGCGTCAGGCCAGATCACGAGCGCGTAGCACGTCCGGCACCACGCGCAGACCCTACGCACGATCATGGCTACTCTCCACACGTGGCAGACACGCGTTGAAGGCATCCACGCCGACGTTATAGTCTTCTTCGCTCCAAGCGACACGACCACCCCGCCGCATGCTCCGACTAGCCGCGTCATGAAAGATCGCCATAGCTAGCTCGTAATCCATCACGGGCCTAGGCGCGAGCCTGCTCCATTTCCTTGAGCCGCGCACGAAGGGCTTCAACCTCAGCCTGGAGCTGCTTCACTAACTCATGCTCGCTCCGGTTGTCGTAGGTGACGCTCCCCTTGCGCGTGATACGGGGACCACTCAACATGCGGTCGTAAGTCGTAAGCATTAGTCGCTCCCTCCCTCATCTGGTACGTAGTAGGACGCCTCTCGACTCAACTGCTCAGCCGCTTCACGCGCCCACTCGGCGCGCGTCTCACGATACTCAGCTTGGCACCCAGGACACCGGATTGTCTCACCGTCATCTCGGCCGTGGGGCTGGCCGCAATCTATGCAGAGGAGCTGCTCAGCCTCGGTCTGCTCGTGTTGCGCAGTCGTATGGTTGGTGCTGATCCCGCATACGTCACACGTCGCGGGGCAGAGGCAGTAGTACGGGTGATGCCAACCACTTGCACAGTAGAGCTTGCTCATCGTAGGTACTCCCGATGCATCTCACACGCGCAGGGATTCGAGATGCGGCGCTTACCAGCCGTGTCACCACAGATAACACACAGAGTCTGCGCTGTCACATTTGTAGGCCGCGCGATACCAAGCATCTTGAAACTGCCGAGTGTCTTAGACCCTTCATTGCGCTTGCTCACTTGCGCTCCCCCTTGGCCTTAGCGATGGCGGCGCGGGCCTTGTCGAGCAGCCGGTTGAACTTTCGAACGTGGGAGCCTTTTACGGGATCATCTTCAGCAAGCATGTGCTCTTCAGCGAGATGCTCGCCTAGGTTGGTCAACCGCTCCAACGCCTCCAGCAACTCTGGCGCGGCGGCGATGAGGCGGGCGTCATTGTCGTCTCCATGACACCGGCAAGAACCGCAAACTCCGCAACGCCGAATCATGATTTCGCCCCAGGCCCGCGCGGATCGACCGCTGCGTAACCAACAGGACGTGTCCCAGCCAGTCCGCGCCCATGTTTGGTGCAGAGGTAGCGAACCTTGCCGCCAATGATGCCAACAATCCCTACCGCTTTGACGTAGCGCCCAAACTCTACGGTGGCGTACTGGTCGCAATGTCCTGCCTCACAGCGCGGCCCCGGCGTGTGCGCGTTAGACATTGTCGATACCCCCTGGCTACCGATGTGATGAGGATGTGGTTCACTCGGTTGATCGGCCATGACACAGTGACAAAGCGGCGTGTGCGCGGTCATTACTAGCCCTCCCGGTTCGGATTGACTGTGCTTCATGGCCTACTATATAGCACGCGTTGTGCCAGGATATCGCATTAACGATTCCGCGCACTTAGAACACCCACGCGCCGCGTCAATGACACTGATCGTCACCCAAAATGACAGAACGTGGCAAGTGGTTGATTTTATGGGTGCTCATGAGCGGCACTTTTCGCGGGAAATGTCAGAGTGACGGGGATTGTCATTTTATGGATACGGAGAGCGAGCGTCCGACCGTTAGGTCGGTACGCGAGCGATAGTGAATGATGCCCGCTCAGGCTCGTGTGGGGCTTGCTCATGCCCTTATGAGACGAGCTGCGTAGTAGGCGTGTTCATGTGCCCGCACTCGTTCTCCCGTGCGCTCACACAGAATACTCCCCAGGGGTATGCGTCGCCGTCAACGCCCTGACGCACGAGGGGGCCGTGCGTCGCATGTGCATAGAACGTGCCAAGGCCATCGAGCTTGGCATACTATGCAAATGTTTGCACATACGTCGCACGTGCACTGCTCACATGGCGAGTATGTAGAATTTACCTAGTCGTGGCGACGCACCCCCCACCGGGCCGACACGTGAGAAAAGGGGCCAGGCTAGGCTATCCCACCCACCACATGCCTGGCCTGCTCAACCCCTCCCCGTAGCAGCGCAAATTATGCCCCGTGCGACCTGGCTTAGACGCTGCCGCGCCGTGCAAGATTCATTCCGTGCGAGTTTTCGTCGCTAACATGAGATAATAGGGCTGGAGGACAATCTTTGTCATCGCTGCCACACGTGGAAGAGGGTGATCGCCATCTACCCGACAACGGACCAACCGTATCCAACCTCGGTGCCCATCCAGCCCCCGGGGGCGGCGCATCCGGGACCATAACCACGCCGAGGCTACCACAGGCCAGCGAGAGGGAACCGCATCTCCCCGGAGCACTCGCGTTTAGCCGCCCGATTCTCAACCCGAGTGCGCCGCAGGTACTCACCTCATCCGAACTCCATCCCGGCCGTCCCCACGCCATTGACCTCGACCAGCTCGATGAGATCGTCAAGTTCAAGGCTCAAGGGATCTCAGACGCCAAGATCGCAGCCCTCTTCAAGGTCAGCCCGCCGACTATCGCTAGGCATCTCAAGTCCCCCTACGCCCAAGAGAAGCTCGCCACATGGCGGGAGATCATCCGGTCAGCCATGCTCCGTGGGATCGCCGAGGGGGGTGTCGACCAAGTACTCGGTGTGATGAAGCAAGCCGCTAGCGATGGCGACGCCAAGGCCGTAGACGCCGCAGCTCGTGCCCTCATGAACCTAGAGAAGACCGGTGCCTCAGCCAGCGGGGAGAGCAAGAAAGTCGAGATGACAGGCAAGGATGGCGCGCCGCTTCAAATTGACGTGCGGGCGCTAATCGCAAAGCTCATCGAGCACAACCAGTGAGCCTAGGATTATCCAATGAGGAACTGGCTGCACTTCAACTGGCCGCCGAGCGAGGCCAGATCACGGCTGACCAGGCTATTGCCCTCACGCTGGCTCAGTGCGCTTCAGATGGCCTCTTCTGGCTCAAATATGTCCAGACCCGCGACGAAAGCGACCCCCTCCGATCCACGAAGCCCTTCCCGTTGCAACTTGAGTACGTCCGGGATCTATGGGCTATTCTGCGCGACGCACAGCGTGTGGTTATCGCCAAGTCCCGACAGATGTTTGTTAGCTGGGAAGTCGCGGCGTTCGTCCTCTGGACCGCGCGCTTCAAGCCTAACCAAGCCATCTACTGGCAAGCGCAGCAATGGGACGAAGCGGTAGAGAAGGTCTGCATGCCGACCGGAGGCTACATGGGCCGCTGCCAGTTCATGGAGGCCAATCTCCCTACGTGGATGCGTCAGGACGTGAAGGCCTCTGAGGGACGGCTTCAGTTCCCGAATGGCTCCATGATCCAAGCCCTCGCTGGGGGCGCGGATAAACTCCGTGGCAAGACGCCGAGTATCTACGTGGGGGATGAGTTCGCTCACATGGAGGACCAGGAGGGCGTCTACCTGAGCGTCGCCCCAGTCGTGCAGAAGGGCGCCAAGGCATTCTTCGTGAGCACGCCCAACGGCACGAGCAACCACTTCGCCACGCTCTACCACGGCCGCCCCGTGGGCACTGACGCATGAGTACGGGGTTCTCCTACGTGGCCAACGAACTCGGTTTCATTGCGGTCAAGCTCCACTACAGCGCGGATGATGAGAAGAACGTCAACCATCCTGACCCTGAAACCGCCGCTCGTGCGCAGAAGTGGTTTGATTCCGTGCGCCGCTCCTACCCTGACCCCAACCAGTGGGCACAGGAAATGGAGGTGTCCTGGTGGATCAGCGCCGGGCAGCGTGTCTATCCTGAGTTCCTGGAGACGGTCCATTGCCAAGCCCTGGAGCTGCGTCGCCGCAAGGTCATCTATCGCGCGTGGGACTTCGGCTACCTCACGCCTGCGGTCCTCATTGCCCAGATCGACGAGCGGGATCGTCTCTGCGTCACGCACGAGGTCATCGGTAAGGAAGAGACCACCCGCCAATTCGCCCAGAAGGTCATTGCGAAGTGTGCGGGATGGTTTCCCAACCACGCGCCCGGCTACCAGGACTTCTGTGATCCTGCCGGGCAGAAGCGCGGCTCCGTGAGCGGTGCGGCCGACGAGAAGAGTGAAATCCGTGACGTGGAAGTCCTCAACACCCTCGGCATCCACCCCAAGTGGGAGTATGGATGGTCCCGGAAAGACGGCCGCTCGCTCGTGCATCAACTCCTTGCTGAGCGCCTCGACCGCACGCCTGGGATGTACGTGGACCCAAGTAAGTGTCCAACCCTCCTCCAAGGATTCCTCGGTAAGTACGTCTTCCCTCCACGTAAGGGCGGCCAAGCCCACGACGAGCCCGACGAAGCCAACCACCCATGGGCCGACGCGCATGCGTGCTTGCGTTATCTATGCACAGGGCTGTACTCGGCTCTCGGGCTGCGTAGGGCAAGCCAAGTGGCCCCGCCAGTCGTGGAACCTAACTATCATGGTTACGGCGTACCGATTCGTGGGAGAGTTAAACGATGAAATTCCTCTTCTTCTGCGTGGTCACAATCCTTCTCGTGATCTACGCTGCGAGCCGTTATCGTGGCTAAACTCACCGGCCTAGCAACTCAACTCCCGGAGCACGAGCAAACCGTCATCCTCACAATGGCGGCTGACGTGGGAGTGCCCGCCGCATTCCTCGCTGCTATCCGGCTTGCGGAGAATGGGCGTCCTGGGCGGGAGTTCGGCGTGCTGAGCGAGGCGGCCGACACCTACGAGGCCCAGTGTCGCATCGCTGCGCTAAGCATCCGTAACAACACCTACCGATTCGTGGAGAAATTCGACCGCTGGCCCATCGACGCGGCCACAGGACAGCTCGGGCGGAGCTTCGTGGACTATATGGCCTCCCGCTGGGCACCTCGCGGGGTGGAAAATGACCCTAATGACCTCAATGCCCATTGGCCTAAGAACGTCTGGAAGTATTTCAGCGAGTCAGGAGTGATCTAATGCCAGCCAAATCGAAGGCCCAGCAGCGATTTATGGGAATGTGCGCGCACTCTCCGAGCCACGCCAAGGGAAAGTGCCCCTCCAAGAGCGTCGCCCGTGAGTTCTCCTTCAAGCCCAAGGGCGGCTACAAGAAATCCAAGTGAGTTTCAACGCCCAGGGCGAATGGCTCGACGACGGTGCCGAATACGTCCACGTCATCGAGTGGTGCCCCATGTGCCAACCCGACGGCGTGCCCGAGCCATGGACCCCGAAGTACTGCGGGCTTCACTATGTGCGATTCGAGGGGGACTGTGACGCCGGAGTGAACGAGGGGGCCTTCCTTTCGGGCTCAGCCGAGGCTGGGGGCATGGAAAACAGCACGTTTTGCGACTTATTGCACCGAAAGCGGGCATAATTCGACCGGAGATGACGATTTTCGACACTAAATACCCGTTTGTGGTATCCTAAGGGTGGAAGTGGCTATTCGTGACCAGATCAGACGAGAAATGGCTGGATGAGCAGGAATTAACCCAGCTAGAGTCCACCCGAGCCATCTATGACCTCGATGGCTGGGCCGAATCCCCTGTCAAGACCTTCGCAGGCGGGCATTCGGCTCCCTGGGTGGACGGCGACGTATCCGAAGACGATCTGACCGTGGCGGCGGGCATCCGTGAGCGGATCTGGCGTGCTAAGGGGGTCAAGGAGACCCGATGACTAATCTAATTCAGAAGCACTATGGCAAACTGATCGCATTCCTCACCGGATGGGCTGCTGACGCTATCCTGGACTTGTCCTCGTACCTCAAAGCCCTCCTGCCGTAAGGGTGGGTTACCTTAAGTTCATTCATCTCTGCTGGAAAGCCTATAACGGCGACGTGGGGGCGGCGCTTGAAGTGATTCGCACCCTACGTGAGCAATTCGAGCTTTAAGACTGTCGTACCGGATTTCACCGACCCCTATTGGCTCAGAATCCGCCAGTGGGCGGCTGATCTTGAATCAGATGGCTGCACGGGCGTCCCGGACTTCTTCAGCGACGCTTGTAAAGAGCATGACTGTCACTACAGAACCCACCATTGGCTAGACGGCACCCCAATCTCCCGCCCCGAGACAGACGAGCGGTTCCGGCGCGTGATCCAATCTCGCAGCGTCTTCGGCGTTATCTCGCCCATGGCCTGGTGGCGCTGGGCGGGGGTGCGCTTGTTTGGGCGGGGAGCTTGGTCGGGGGGTGTAGCGTGGTAGTGCAACCAGCTCCGCCCCCGCTTGCTATCGCTCCCGAACGCCCAGCCCTCGTAGATGAGTACGGTTCCTTGAGCAAGCCCGGGCGCCTCTGGGTCGAACACCTCATGCAGGCGTATCTACGGAATTGCGTCACGCTAAAGGTCCTGCGCGGCGAAGATCCCCTAGAGTGCCAGAACGGACTCCGATGACTGAATTAGTGATATGGGCCTTCGTCGCCATAGTCCAGATGAACGGGATGACGGGCGGCGCTGGCGGAACGCAGGAGCAGTGCGAGGAACAGCGCCAAGAGATCATGAAAATTCATGATGTCGTGTTTATCTCCCCCTGCGCTCAGATTACGCTGACCAAGCCGAGTGGATAGTAACCCCAACGCGCCCGAGCAGGACCACAGCGAGATTCCCGTCGAGGGACCGCTCCCGGAGACGATTACTCCGCTCCAGCGAGCCCTCACGCCGCGCCTGACTGAGGACGAGGAGCGCAAACTCGCCGATCGGCTCCTGACGGACTACTACAACGCGCTTAGCGACCGCCACGAGTGGGAGGCCCGTCTCGCCGAGTGGGAGGACGCCTACTACAATCGCACGGCCCCTAAAGTCTTTCCATGGCCCGGTGCGAGCAATTTCCACGTTCCCCTCACCATGAGCGGCGTAGAGACCTACAAGCCCCGCCTCGTGGAAGCTGTCCTCGGCCAGCAGCCCCCGATCATCGTCATCCCGACCACCGCCGCCAGCGAAGAGCGCAAGATGAAGGTTGAGACCGTTCTCAACTGGCAGGTTCAGTCTAAGCTCAAGCTCGAAGGCACGGTCACGCAGTCCGCGCATCTCTTCCTCCAGCCCGGGCTCGCGGTCGCCAAGACCTACTGGAAGGTAGATCGTCGCTGGCGGAAGTATGTGCGTGAATTCGCTACGGATACGCCGATCCAAGCTATCTTCGAGGCCCTCTTCTCCGACGTGAAGCCCCGCAAGGTGACCAAGGTCAGTGAGCAGAAGTACAAGGGCTTCCTCCCCGGCTCGCCCCCGCTGGAGTTCACGATCAAGTTTGACTTCCTCCCTGAGGCTATCGAGGTGCTCGTCGAGCAGGAAGAGATCGAGGAAGGTCCGGTCGTAGACCTCATCGAGCCCATTGACCTCATCGTGCCTGTCAAAGGCGGCCATGAGATCAAGGATCTCCCGTGGAAGCAGCAGCGTCTTTGGCTGACCGAAGATGACCTCCGCCGGAAGGTACTAGAGGGACGATTCTATGAGGACAGCGTACAGGAGTTGATCGACAGTGGCCAGCCCCGTGGCGACAAGCCTGCGATGGATAGTAACATGTACCGCTCATCCCAGGACGCCGCTGAGGGAGTCGAGGGCCAAGGCCCATCGAACATCCGCCAGACTCAGTGGGATATCCTGGAAGACTACCGCCGCTATGACATTGATGGTGACGGGCTCGATGAGGACATCATCGTCTGGGTAAGCGTCCACGTCCCCACGAAGATCCTCGGCTGGGACTACCTCGATAACGTCCATGCGAGCGGGCGGTGCCCGATTCGTGTGGGGCGGTTCCACCCCGTGCCATTTCGGTTCTACGGGCTCTCCTACGCGGAGATGATCCGAGGCATCCAGGAAGAGATCAATGCCATCCACAATCAGCGCATTGACTCCGGCACGCTGGCGAACCTCCCATGGGGTTTCAAACGGGCATCGTCCACGCTCCCACCCATTCAGCAGCGCATCAAGCCAGGTGAGTTCATTGACATTGATAACCCTCAGCAGGACGTGCTGATTCCCAAGTTCAATGTGAACACGGCGTGGGGCCAGCAGGAAGAGGCCACGCTCATGCAGTACAAGGAGCGCCTAGACGGCCTCAGCGACCTTAGCATGGGCAAGCAGCCGAACCGCGTGGGTGCGACACGCACTGCCAAAGGCACGCAGACGCTCCTGTCTGAGGCTGGTCTCCGCTACAAAACCGCCATGCAGGCGTTCCAGCGGTTTTGGATTGGCATATTCGAGGACATTCTCGCCCTCGACCAGCAGTACATGCCCCCACGTCAGGAATTCCGCATCACTGGACGCCGCCCGAGCGTCATGCGCCTCCGAGACCGTACGGAGATTCGTGGACAATACAATCTTCGGCTTGCAGCGACCTCCGACACACTCAACCGTGACCAAATGCGCGAGGATGCCACGATTATTATGCAGGCCGTGATGAACCCGGCGTTGATCCAAGTCGGGATCATCGGCATGAAGGGCGTGCGCCGTGCGGTCACGGATCTGCTCAAGTCCTACGGGAAAGACCCGGACTTCTACCTGGAGGATGCCGCGCTCGTTCGCAACCCGGTCGAGGAGCTAATGCTCTTCAATATTGGCCAATACGTCCCCCCGAGCCCCGGCGAGGACATCCCGGCTCATATCGCGGCCCACGAGCAGGCCCTTCAGGACCCGAACGTCCCCGAACACGTCAAGCGGATGATCCAACGCCACCTCCAAGAGACCTATCAGCTTCAGCAGGCTCAGCAGATGGCTCAGTTAATGGGTGGCCCAGGCGGTGGGCGTCCCCCAGTCGGCCCGCAGGCTCAGAATGCAGCCATCGGCGCCCTCCCACAAGGCCAACCGGGCGGCGGCACGAGCCCACAGGCTGGCATGCCTCAAGCCCCCGCGATGAGCGGAACCAATGGCGCCCCTGCCCGCTGACGAACGGGCGGCGCAGGCCGACGCGAAGGCTGCCGCTGAACGCTGGCACGTGCTCGCGTCTCGGATGCAAGACCTCATGGGCTATCTCGCATGGGATGTGTACCGCGAACAGATGGAACAACTGGAAGCTCGGGTCACGGAGCGGATGATTACGGGCGGTAAGGAAGACTTCGACTACTGCAAGGGGCGCATTGAAGGGCTGCGTGAGGCGTATAACCTCCCCCAGCTCATTATCGACAAGGCGAAAGGATTGACGAATGGCTGATCCACGTGAGATGAAGATGAGCCCCGGCGTGGGATACGATGACAAGAGTCGGGACCCCATCGAGAAGATGCTTGAGCAGGCTGAGAAGGGTAAACTCGGTGGTACGCTAAGTGGCTCCCGGCCTGAGGGCACCGTGATCCGGCGCCCCTTCACCGCGCCCCCGCGTGACTACTCCACACCCCCGTCGAAGGCTCCTCGGGGAATGGGTACGAAGGTCGAGGGTGACCTTGGCGAGTATCGTCAGATGGAGGCGCGGAAGGTGTTTCCCGGCATTAGTGGGAAGGACACCTCGAATCCGCTCCGCTATCGCAAGCCTGCTACCGCAATCGACCCGAAGTTTGGGCCGGGTGATAAAGTCTGCTAATGGAAACCACCGCCCCCAAGACGATGAAGGGTGATTGCGGCAAGATGCGCCAGGAGTTTGCCAAGAAGCTTGGCACGTTCAAGCAGACGAAGACGACCGCGACCGAGTTCGGCTCAAGCGTCACGCCGAACGAGGCGAGCGAGTCTGATTACAAGCCGTTCCCGGGCAAGGAGATCCGGTAATGATGAAGAACGTTCGCCTCAGCCGTCGTGGCGGAGGCACCAACCCCCGTGAAGGTCACGGCATCACCGATGTGAGCGGTCTGCGCGGCACCGGCACCGTCACCACGAAGGCTGGCAAGAGCGACCTCCCGATTCCGAAAAAGGCCAGCCCGTTCGGTCATGAAGATCCAATGACGGGTGTCCCGAAAGGCCGAGCCCTCCCCATTCGCGGGGAAGGCCCGACTGTAAACAACGGCCCCACCGTGGGCAAAAACGGCATCAAATAAAGGAGACGTCATCGCATGACGGATTCACTGGGCGTGACTTCAACGGGCTCGCCCACCGAGGGGAATGCAGACACGGACGTGACCGCGCAGTCGTCCAGCGCACAGGGCGTTACACCAGACTCGCCCGCTGGTGATCGCACGCAGGAACAGATGTTCCGTGAACTCCAGCGCCGCGATCAGGAGCGTCAGAAGCAGCTCGACCAGGTCCTCGCGTATCTCGTCAGCGGCCAGCAGCAGCGTCAGGCCCCGTCAGTAAATGAGCGCAAGGCTCCCCCGACGGATGATGAACTCTGGGCTCTGGCGCAACAGGGTGATCGTGAGGCCTTCGTGGAGCATCAGCGCCGCATCACGCAGCGTGAACTCGCGCAGTCCAATACGGTCACTCGGAATCAGCAAATGGTCAACGGGCAGCTTCAGGCCCTCGTGAACAAGTATCCTGTGCTCAATAACCCCGCTCATCCACTCGCGCAGACCATGCAGCAGGCGTATCAGCTCCTTATCCAGAACTATGGTTATGCCGCTGGCCCGGCGACGCTGCTCGAAGCAGCCAAAACGGCCATCGCGGAGCGCCCGGATCTGGTTGCGGAGCAGTACAACGCAGGCCCGCAGGCGCGTGAGCAGTCTCGTCAAGACGGTACCCGGCGAGCCCAGTCCGGTCAGATGGGCGCGACGCACCGTCAGGATAACCGTCCCAACGCACAAGCCCCCAAGGTGTCTGTCGAATCAGCCGCCCTCGCGGCCCGCATGGGCGTGAAAGACCCCGCCAAGGCAATGGAGCGGTTTCGGAAGCGTCAGGAGGCTGGATTGTCCAGTTTCGGCTCCGTGGCTGCATTCATTCCTGAAGAGGAGGCGTAATCATGCCCAGAGGGACACCGAAAATCGGTTCCGCACATCAGATCCTCGGTTCTATCACCGACCCCCGCATCCTCAACCCTCAGCCGCAATCGGCTCACGCCCAATACAAGGCTCCTGATGGAGTCACCGTATCGGTCACGGAGCCACCGCCGCCCTGGGAGTTAGAAGATAGCTCAAGTCCCACGCAGTCCGACGCGACCCGTTATGTGGACAAGCCCGCAAACATCACGCTCCGGTGGATCAACCCCCGGGTGCTCGATGCGGAAGGCTGGCGCCACTGGGAGCCCGTCATGGTGAGTGATCCACGCTTCAAGTGTAAGGTGCAGACAATGATTACACCCGAGGGTAATATCCGCCGGGGTGGCCCCAGTGGGGACATTCTCGCGTTTATGCCTACATCCTGGGTGGAATCGCGTCGGCGCCAGCTTGCAGCCGCGACCGCTCGGCAGACTGGCAACGCCCGTGACAAGCAGGACCAGCTTCGTAATGACTTCGCTTGCGGTAAATACGGCCCCTATGTCCATCTGGAGGGGGCTAAACACCCCACCCACACGATGGGCGAGGGTCGCTCGATGCGGGACTAACTAAAGGAGTTTTACTCAAAGTGCCTTACTTCCGCGCAGCCTCCACTACCGCCATCGGGTTCGTTCCCGCTGGTGGGTATCCCATCATGGAGGTTGGGGAGTACATCGTCGCTACGTCATTCGCCTCGGCTATCTTCGCAGGCGATCCGGTAGCGGTGACCTCTTCCAGCCCTATTCATGGGTCCGTTACGAACGTCTATACCTCTGCGATCTATGGCCAGATTGTTGGCGTAGCCGCGCAGTCGTTGGATGCGAGTGTCGGATCTACTTCGTTCAAGGTATATCACGACCCCCGTCAGATCTTCATGGTGTGCGCCAATGGTGAGTCCACTGGCGGCACCGCGAATATCATCGGCTCTCGCGCCGAGATCAGTACCGCTGGCACCAGTAACTCCGCCATCGACCGTTCGGATGTGTTCGTTCGGACTTCGGCGGCGGGTACGGGCGCTGACGGTGCGGTCACCATCATTGCCCTTCACCCCATCGAGACCGGTGGTCACGTCCTGACTTCGTATAGCGGCTTCCGCAAGGTGCTTGTGCAGTTCAACCGGCACCTGTTTTCCAACGTGGTCTCGACTGCCGTCATCGCCGTGGACAGCCTCGGCGTACCGAGCACGTAAGGAGACCACTAGAACATGGCGACTCTCAGAACTTCCCTTCCGGCACTATACCTCCAGCGCGCGGCGTATCTCGAAGATGTTCTCTTCGACGAGATGCCCATTGAGGCTGGGGTGTTCCAGCGCATCCTCAAGGTGCGTGATATGGGTAATAAGCCCCTCGTTCGGACCACCACGGTTGCCTCGTTCGGCTCCGTGCCGGTCAAGGCCGAGGGCGCGAACGTGCAGTACGAAGACCTGGCTGGCGGATTCGACTCGACCTACCAGGCCGACACCTACGAGCTGGCCTTCCGGGCTAGCAAAGAGGCGCTCGACGATGAGCAGGAGGAGGTGGTCAGCGACGCTGCCCGCGCCCTCGGCTCCTCGATGAATTACACCTACGACGTAGACCACGCCAACCTGTTCAACAACGGGTTTACCTCGACCGTTGGTTCCCCTGATGGCGTGGCCCTCTTCAGCACCGCCCACCCGCTCAT